CTCGATTGGTACGGATTCATCCTCTTACCCACAGATGCAGGATTGGCATTGTAAGTAGGAGCAGAAGTAGATGAACCACCGGTCATTGCGGTAGGCTGGTCACTGGAAAAACCAGTTTTGTTAATAGTATTTTCTGTAGATTCGGCAAACCCAATAGTTAAAATACACGTGGGTTTATTCATGTATTCATAGAGAGCTAAGCTTTGGAATCGCACATGCAAAAGCGATGTCATGTATATCCTGCGTAGCGACGCACAGGATAACACCCGGATGAGTTTATAGACTTCCCAAGTCTGAGAACACCTAATTGTGTTCGGAGCCCCTCTCTTTAGCAAGGGCTCGAAAATTGGACTGTGTCTGGAAAAGGCTTTCTCGAACTCCCTGGGACATGGAGTTGAAGACAACTTTCTCAGTTTTAAGAGCATGCACAAGAGTATCTCTCCATTCATTGAAAAATTTCTTCTCATGGAAAGAAGCTTCAGTGATGCTTTCAAGGATCCGCTGATGTAGCTCAGATGGCTCAAGAGTTTTGGTATAATGCACGAGATCATGAATGACGTCGGCATCTATGGGACAAATAAATTGATCATATTCATCCAGCACAAACTTTCTCTTGAGAAAAATGAGCTCATCAAAGGTTGAGAGTTTTGGATCTCCCGTTTTCCTGGCATTCGTAGGGCGCATGCCTAATTTCCTCAAAAAGGAACTGTACTTGTCTATGTCAAATCCTGAATCGGGTCTGACGGATCCAATCTTATCGTCACCATAGGTCATGACTCTAAAATTGTCTGGGGTAGACATTTTCCCTGTTGTCTTTTCATATGCAAGTTTGGACACTGTAACGTTATACAACGAATTGAGCTCACTCGTTATTGGGCAGCCAGATGGATTTCCATCCGACCATGCGTATACATGTCCAAATATGTTCTGAATGGAGTATGTGATGTTAGACATAATCGCGTAACGGATCGCACGATTTGCATCATCAGGATACCAATTCACTATCGCGTTCGTCAGATAGCGAATGAACTCTCCTCTGAGGGAGGCATCAAAACT